AAGATGCCCTACTGGAAGAATATGCAGTAGGAATGTTAAAAGATTTTTACTTACGTGATTATGAAAAGAGTCCTCAAGAAGGATTCAGACGAGCAGCAGAAGCTTGGTCTAAGTATAGAGAAGAAATGGACGATGAACTCGCCCAACGTCTCTATGATTATGTAAGTAATAAATGGTTTATGTTCGCCTCCCCTGTGCTATCTAATGCACCCAATGGAGAAACTAAGAAAGATAAAGGGATGCCAATCTCTTGTTTCTTGACCTATGTACCAGATACCCTCGAAGGATTAATCGGTCACTCATCTGAGTTGAGATGGTTGTCTGTCTATGGTGGTGGTGTAGGTGGTCATTGGTCAGATGTAAGAACCGTATCAGACATAGCGCCTGGCCCGATTCCGTTCCTACATACTGTTGATGCAGATATGATTGCATACCGTCAAGGTAAAACTCGTAAGGGTTCTTATGCCGCATACATGGATATATCACATCCTGATATTGTAGAATTCATGAACATGCGTATACCTACAGGTGACGTACAACGTAAAGCATTAAACTTACACAATGCAATCAATATCTCAGATGAGTTTATGAATGCGGTAATGTCTAATGATACGTTTGACCTACGTGACCCTAAAGACGGAACAGTTAAAGAATCTATTGATGCACGTAAATTATGGGAACGTCTAATAGAGATTCGTTTCCGTACAGGTGAACCTTACCTAAACTTTATTGATACCGCAAATGCGGGTCTACCAGAACCTCTTAAAGAAAAGGGGTTAAAGATACATGGGTCTAACCTATGTAATGAAATACATTTACCGACATCCGAAGACAGGACTGCGGTATGTTGTTTGTCCTCATTAAATTTGGAGTATTATGATGACTGGAAAGATACGACAATCGTTCGTGATATTACTAGGATGCTTGACAATGTCTTGCAGTACTTTATTGAAAACGCCCCCGATACAATATCAAGAGCAAAGTATTCCGCAGAAAGAGAGAGAAGTATTGGAATCGGAGCAATGGGATTCCATTCCCTCTTGCAACGACACGGAGTTGCATGGGAGTCTGAAGCTGCAAGAGATATTAACCGCACAGTGTTTGCTCACATTAAATCAGAAGCAGTACTGGAAACTGAACTGCTCGCAGAAGAACGTGGTGCATATCCAGATGGGGAACTGTCTGGAAGAAGAAACTCCCATCTTCTTGCGATTGCTCCAAATGCCTCGTCTGGTGTAATTTTAGCGACAAGTCCATCTATTGAACCATTGAAGGCAAATGCATATACACATCGTACACGTGCGGGTTCATTTCTTGTAAAGAATAAATACCTCGGCAGATTACTAGATGAAAAAGGTGAGAACAATGAATCTACTTGGACATCTATTATTACTAAAAAAGGTTCGGTACAACACTTACCATTCCTTAATGAAGGTGAAAAGGCAATCTATAGGACTGCGGATGAACTTGACCAGACATGGATTATTACCCATGCATCTGAACGTCAAGAATATATCTGTCAAGGTCAATCAGTAAATTTATTTTTCCCTACTGGTTGTGAAAAGTCTTATGTAAACAAGGTGCATCTAAAAGCATGGAGTGACGGACTCAAAGGTTTATATTACCTAAGAACTGAGTCTAAACAACGTGCAGAGAATGTATCTGAAAAAGTAGAACGTGTTGCACTTGCGGGTGATACCCTTAGTATAGTCTATAGTAAAGCAGATTGTCCTTTCTGTTCTATGGCAATGGAAGAACTAAAACTAAGAGGAATACCTTATGACAAGATTGACCTCAAGGATATTGGTAAGACTGCCGCAGAAGTAACAGGACGTAAAGTAAAAACAGTACCACAAATTTACATCGAAGGTGAATATGTCGGTGGGTACGAAGAATTGATGGAATATTTAAACAAACCAATAGAAACAAACGAAGACGATGAATGTCGTGCTTGCGAGGGATAACAAATGGCATTATTAGAATTTAGCAAAACATATAAACCTTTCCTCTACCCTTGGGCGGTGGAATTAACAAAGAAACATGAAGAGGTTCATTGGGTCGAAGATGAAGCGGAACTATCCGAAGACATCCAAGACTGGAGAACAAAACTGTCTGGTGAAGAGAAGGAATTTATTACTCAAGTATTGCGATTGTTTACTCAATCAGATGTACAGGTGGGTGAGAATTACCATGAACTGTTAATCCCTAAGTTCAAGAACAACGAGATTCGTAACATGTTGTCTTCATTTGCAAACCGTGAAGGTGTACACCAACGTGCATATGCATTATTAAATGATACACTAGGATTACCAGACGAAGAACATTCTGCATTTATGGAATACAAAGAGATGGCAGACAAGATTGACTTCATGTCTCAAGGTGACATTAACACCCAAACAGGTCTTGCACTTGTACTTGCACAATCTGTATTCAACGAAGGTATGTCTCTGTTCGCATCATTTGTAATGTTGTTGAACTTCCAACGTTTCGGTAAGATGAAAGGTATGGGTACTATTGTAGAGTGGTCTATCAGAGATGAGACTATTCACGTACAGGGTAATGCAAAACTCTTCAGAGAGTTCTGTGAAGAACATCCACGTATCGTCAACGATGAGTTGAAGTCTAAAATCTATCAGATGGCACGTAATGCTGTTAAGTTAGAAGACCGATTCATTACACTTGCATATAAGTCTGGTGATATCGAAGGTTTATCTGAGGCAGATGTTAAACAATACATCCGTCACATTGCAGACCGTAGATTACTACAACTTGGTATGAAACCTAAGTTTGGTGTAAAGGACAATCCACTACCGTGGTTGGACTGGGTACTGAATGGTGCATCTCATGATAACTTCTTTGAAAAACGTGTGACTGAATATTCAGTTAACGGTATGGAAGGTGACTGGGGTTGGGTCGAAGAAGGTGACCCTGAAAGTTGTGGATTGGATGGAACTGGTTGTGCCGCCTAGTGGAAGACGACATAACCTACAATTTGGAATGTCATCTTTGTGAAACAGAAACGGAAGTACTCGTAAAGAATTGCGAGGAAGAACCCCAATATTGTCCCATGTGTGGGGTAGCAATAGACTAGTTATATATACTCGTATGTGGATATACGAGAATAAAGAGTTTAACCCTGAAGAAGAATTCTTGGAGGAATACCAAGGATTCGTCTATTGCGTTACAGAAGTATCAACAGGTAAGAAGTATATTGGTAAGAAATTCTTCTGGAAACCTAAGATACTTCCTGTTACAAAAACAAGAAAAAGACGCAAAAGAACAAGGGTTCAATCGGACTGGCGGAACTACTATGGTTCGTCAGAAACAGTAAAAACACTCGTAGAAGGGGGTCAGGACTTCCAGAGAACCGTTCTAAGACTATGTCGTACTAAAGGTGAGTGTTCATACTACGAAGCGAAACTACAATTTGAATATGATGTTTTGTTGAGTGATGAATACTATAATGAGTTTATAGGTTGTAAGATTCATGCAAAACATATTAAATCGTGATGCAATTTCCTCTGGACGAGGATTTGTATATGATAAGGTCGGCAAAAACACCGTCTGTTTAGAAATAAACAAAATAAAGAATTTACTCTGGGATGCGGGTGCAAGAAAAGGTGACATAGTAACTATCGGTATTATGGTAGTTGATGTGAAACATATCGCTTCTATCTTTGCATGTGCGGAACTAGGATTGAAAGTCTTTATCCTCAATAGTCCAGCAACAAAAGAATCCCTACCATTTACTAAACTTGCACTCCATGGCCCGAGTGATTTCACTATCTACAGTTCTCAAGAAGATACCACACAAGTCTATAATGGTCTTCACGATGAGATGATAAAACTATACGGTGGTATTCGTATTGATGTCATGGAAGATTCGTCTGATAGAAATATCCAAGGTGAGTTAGTATATCCAGAAGACACATTCTTAATAAGTTCTACCAGTGGAACAACTAAAGCATCTAGACCAATATTGTTTTCACACCAAGAAACAATGGCAATCGCCAAACGTAATATAGATATATTTTGGTTTGGACATGATGCAAAGGTTATTCATTCTAGAAATCTACATCATGCATCCGCAATCATGACGCATCTGTTACCCGCACTTATGAATGCATACTCACATAGTTCTTTTGCACTGGGTCATGATGGGTCGCACGAAGAAGATTATGACTATCTAAAGGGTCTGAAAGATTTATCAGACAGTCCTCCATCAAACATTATGATGCCTAATAAGAATGTTCTCTTTGATTTTCTAGAGAGTTTTGGGGGTGCATTCAAAAGAACTGTCAATGTCAATATGTGTGGATTCTTAATGGATGCAGATTTCGTTGACCTTGCAAAAGAATACAATGTTTGTTTTCAGTCACATTACGGTAGTATTGATACCGCTATTCCCTTATTAATAAACCGTGTAGACAAAGATACGGTACATGTTCCTAATTCATTAGGGGTACTATGCGATGACTTTTATAAGACAACCCTTGAGGATGGTCGTATGAAGGTAGAATGCCCATTCTGGAACGAACCAAGATACATGGATGATGAGATAGCTTTGTTTGATGGTGAATATATTTTAATGAGTAATCGTCCAGTATCCCTAAAAGATATGGGTGTACCAGAAGGATTTGATATAACTCCATTTTCCCATGATACTAAAATCGACTTTGAACAGTTGAGAGGATACTTAGATGTTACTAATAGCAGGGTGTAGTTTTGCATGGGGAGATGAGTTGGTTGGTTCAAGAAGCAAACCACCAACACATTATGATTTAGTATTCGGTAGTATTTTATCATTAAAGTTAGGGTTAGAGTACAATAATATATCTGCATGTGGTAATTCTAACTACAAGATATTCCGTGACGTTATGAATAATATGCATCTAAACCCTAGTCACATCTTTATCTTGTGGTCTGACCCTTTGAGAAAAGAGAATCTATTAGAAGTAGATAACCATCAAAGAGACCTGTTAAAGGTACATACTACTATGTCTATGACTCAGTGGCACGAGAATCGATGGGATGACTTGATGCTTTCTATGGAAGAAGGTGTTGCACACAAGTGGGCAAGACATCATCCATTTAATTATATGACCTCGTTTGGAAGAAGTGAAAAAGCAATCGATGCATATGGTACAGGATTGTGTACTGGATTTACTCACCTATTACCTCAAATGATTGCAATGCAATATATGTGCGATGGTATGGGGATTAAGATTTCTCAAGGTGTATTCCATGGAGAAGTTTTCTCTGAAGTGCAAAGATACATGGCAAAGATTGAAAGATTCCCTTCAAGTAATCAACTCAAAAAATGGAACACATGGGTATTAGATTCACTTGACAAACTAAGACCAGAGAATAAACTGGGAATGAACCCCGACAAGTCATTCGATGAGAACGTCACCATAAAGTCTCTAATGGGGGACAGACCCATGAAGAAATGGGGTCATCCCGATGAAACTGCACATGTAGACTATGCAGAATACCTCTATAAAATCATAAAAAATCTATAAAAAAAGCTTGACAAACTCTGCTCTTGTTGTTATAATAAGTATATAAAATGAGAAAAGGAGAGAAAATGTTAACGTTTAATCAAGAAGTGGGTTATCCTACCAACACCGAGAAAGGTCAATTCATTGAATACCTGATGTGTTTCTATGGTAAAGACCCTAAATGGGATGCGGTTTATCCCGAAATTGCAATGGGTACTATCGATGCAGTTGAGTGTATGGAAGAATTCCTCAACGGTAAGTACGAGAGTGCAGTGGTTAAAGGTGAACATATCTGGGGTGGTGGAGACACTATCGACAGAGAAATAGTTAGGGATATTTTCTTAAAAAAGTGTGAAAAAACCCTTGACAAACCTTGTTAATCTTGTTATAATAATAACATAAACTGAAGAAAGGAGATAAATTATGGCGTTTGTGAGTCAAGAAGATAAAAAGAAACTTGCGGTTGGAATCAAAGAAGTCTGCAAGAAATATGGATACAAAGTATCTTTGGGTGTTAATCACCACAGTACTTTGGTTGCAAAGGTCAAAGGTGCAGAAGACATCTTGACTGAATACTGTGAGGTTCAGATGCATCCTCAGAAGGTTTTGGAAAGAGAGAACAGACACTACACGTTTGACCCTGTTGAAGTAATGGAAGATTCTAAGAAGTGGGGACATAGAGTCAACGAGTATTGGATTCCCGAAAACTATGGTGAGAAAGGTATTCCTTTCTTGACTGAATTAAAAGGTGCAATGGAAGGTGAAGACTTCTTCAATGAAGATGACGCAATGACAGACTACTTCCACAGAAGTCACTATATTGAAATAAGTCTGTACTCATAAGGAGATATTGTAATGGAAATGTATTTTGAAATTTTAGATGACTTGAGAGAGTCTGGTGAAATCAACATGTTTGCTGCACCAAGGGTGTTACAAGAAATGTTTGATTTGAGTAAATTTGAGGCAAGGGACATCGTCTCTGCGTGGATGAAACAATTTAATGGTTGACAAACCATGTACTTAATGTTATGATATATAATTAAATAAGGAGTTACTTCAATGTCTATAACTGTTGAAGAAATTGAAAAGAAAGTATCTGCAATCGAATCAATGATTGCGGGTGCGGAAAAGCTACTTGTGGCATCACAAGAAACTGGAAATGAAGAAGGTGTCGCATCTGCGACATATCTGGTCGTTGAATATGAACAAATGTTGAAAGAATTTTGTAAATATTATAACGTTTAGAGAATCTTTTTCGTATATATAATATTAAGAGGAAAATATGCAGAAAGAAGTATTTGAAATCTTCGAGGATTTCACTAAACTCAAAGCACGGAAAGATAAAATTACTTTCCTAAGAGAACAAGGGAATGAAGTCCCTGCCATTAAAGACATAGTCCGAGGTGCATTCGACACCCGACTAAAGTTTGTCTTACCCGTAGGTAAACCACCTTACTCCCCAAACAGACCTGAGTCTGTACCATCATCACTGAGAAAACTGCACAAACAGTTCGGTGACTATGTGGAAGGTGCAAGGTCATCCGCAATGGGTCAAATCAGACTAGAAACAAGATTCATCCAACTATTAGAAAGTATCCATGCAGAGGATGCTCTAATCGTTCTGGATATGGTGGCAAAGAAACCACCAGTAAAAGGATTGACAAAGAAAATAGTGGAGGAGGCTTTTCCAAACCTATTGACTTGATATTTTGTTATGTTGTTACGTAAACTCACAACAGCAACCGTAAGGAGCAAATATGCCAAGAAACCAAATAGAACGATTAAAGAGTGACAGTCGAGAACTTGATAACTATATCCACCGTCTCAAGAAAAAAGGACGAGACAACCTTGCTCATAAGTTATCGATTAAAAAATCATTCTTAAATCAGACTATTACCGAGTACGAAAATCTGGACACTCAAATTCTAGCATAACTAAGGTAGGTGGTCAAAATCTCGTAGGGGGTGCTTAGGCACCCTCTTCGTCAATTGGAATTATTATTATTATGACAATAACAATGCTGAAATCTAAAATCCATGGTGCAAAAGTGACTGAGTGTGATTTGCATTATGAAGGGTCAATCAAAATTGACCGTTTCTGGATGAAAAAAGTCGGAATCCTTCCCAACGAACAAGTAGATGTTGTTAACCTAAATACAGGTGGACGATGGACTACTTATGCTATCGAAGGAGAAACATGGCAAATTGGTGTCAATGGTGCGGGTGCAAGATTAGCTGTACCTGAAGATGAACTAATCATCATGGCATACTGTCAAGTTTCTACCCTGAGAGCAAGAACTCTATCCCCCAAAATATTAATAAACAAAGAGATGTATAAAATCTGATGCCCCTATATACAGTAGTAAATGAAAAAACTGGAGAAACAGAGGACTGTTTTTGTTCTTATGTACGTCTCCAAAAAAGATTAAAAGAACTAGGTTCTGATTGGAAACAACAGATTGGCGCTCCCGCATTAATAAGTGGTACTGGTAATGTTGTTAACAAAACAAGTAGTGATTGGAAAGACCACTTGAAGAATATCGAGAAAGGTGCTGGCGGTAAACGACAAGGGGTAGATTTTAAAAGATGACAATGAAGCGTCTCAAGATAGACCATTTGATGACATACGATGCAATAACATCCAATCAACAAATTGCATATGAATCTTGGAAAGACGGAGACCATTTAGTTCTCTGCGGTTCTGCGGGTACTGGTAAGACCTTTGTTGGTATGTATCTTGCACTACAGGATGTCCTTGATAAATCTTATGAACAGGATAAACTTGTTATTGTAAGAAGTGTTGTTCCTACCAGAGAAATGGGTTATTTGCCTGGCAGTGTTGAAGAAAAGATTGATGCCTATGTTGCACCCTATAAATCAATTGCAACTGAACTCTTCAATGAGAAGATGGCATATGAGAATTTAGAACAACAAGGAATTATTGAGTTTGTATCAACATCGTTTATACGTGGTACAACTCTAGATAACTGTGTGGTATTGGTTGATGAGATGCAGAATCTTACCTTCCACGAACTAGACAGTATCATTACAAGAGTGGGTAAGAATAGTCGTATTATCTTCTCTGGTGATTATTATCAGTCTGACCTGAAGTCCAGTTCAGATAAAAAGGGTATTCTTGACTTCATGAATATTATGGAAGTCATGAATAATTTTACAACTATAGAATATGGATGGGCAGACATCGTCCGTTCAGACTTTGTTAGAGACTATATAATGACAAAGGAGATGGTTGAAAGAGGAAACATAAAATGAAATTAAGTAAAAATTTTACACTCAATGAGTTTACTAAGTCTATGACTGCAACTCGTTTGGGTATCGATAACACTCCCCAAGACGAACATCTAGAAGCTGCAAAGGAATTGTTTGAGAACTGTGTACAGAAAGTTCGGGAACACTGGGGTATCACACGTATTAGTTCGGGATATAGAAGTCCCGCATTAAATAAAGCAATTGGTGGTTCGACTAGGTCACAACACAGTAAAGGTCAAGCAGTTGACTTTGAATGTGATGGAACAGACAATCTAGAAGTCGCAAAATGGATTAGAGATAATCTAGACTTTGACCAAGTTATCTCTGAGTTCTATGTAGAAGGTGACCCAACGTCTGGTTGGATTCATCTATCTTACGTAAATCCTGAAGAGAATCGTAACAGGTGTTTGACTGCAAAACGTGTAGATGGTAAAGTCCAATATAGTGTTGGATTACCTGAGTGAATTTAATATTCCAGTACATGATAACAAACGAGGAGACGGAAAAACGAGCTCCTGTCCCACAATATCCTCAAGGTACTAGGTCTGAATTATATCGTGTAACTGGTGATTTATCTGCAAAGTCGTTTCAAATCTATGCAGATAAGATTGGATGCAAACACCAATATTCTACTAAACAAGTGTACACCAAACACTTTGAAGGGTCAACCGTTCTTTTATTTGAATGTCTAAGAATCATCTTTGACCCTATTTACGACCAATTTGAGAAGATTGCGTTTATTGATACCGACATAATCTGTAATACTGAAGAGAACATCTTTGACCAATGCGGTGAGTATGAGGTAACAGGTGTCTTAGAATCAGAGATTAAAACATCTAAAGGTGGTGGATATAATACTTGGGATTACAATGATAAAACAAAAAAGTCCTTAATAACTAAGTATGAACGCAATGGTATCCCTATTGTCCCTACAAAACCCCCACATCGTGCTTCTTGCGTTACAACATTCAATACTGGTGTGTTGGTGTGGACTAAACAAGCACGTCTCAAAGCACGTAGGGAGTTTGACCCTTGGTGGAGTTATATGCAAGATGGAGACCAACACGGAGACCCATTTTGGTTGAATAATGACCAACCTTGGATATCTGGTCAAATAATGAAACACGGGTTAACATGGCAAAGTATCGACCAGAAATGGAATGATACCCCTACACACTGGGAAGATGACCGTGGATATGACATGAATTTCCTTCATTATACAGGTGGTGGTAATAAGGTTGTCATGTTAGATGACTATAAACAAGGTAAATTTAAATATTTAAAGCCTTGACATTTCACGCATTTCTTGTTATAATAGTAACATGAATGAAAAGACTAACAATATAGGAAAAAAAGTGCTAAGTCAGTACCATAAGGTAATACTTACAGACGCAGATGGTGTTCTCCTGAATTGGGGATACGCATTTGACGTATGGATGACCGAGAAAGGTTATACCGCAGAAAACAAATTAGAATACAATGTCGGTACGATATATGGTATTACTAAAGAAGAATCAAGAAAACTAGTCAGAGAGTTCAACGAATCTGCCCATATGGGTTTTGTGCCTCCATTAAGAGACGCAATCCAGTATGTCAGAAAGTTGCACGAAGAACACGGATATGTGTTCCACCTGATTACGTCAATGAGTAAAGACGAGAATGCACAGAAACTAAGAACAATGAATATCAAGAAGTTGTTCGGTGAGACTGCATTCGTCAAGTTCATTTACCTAGATACTGGTGCAGACAAAGATGAAGTTCTAAGTAAGTACGAAGGTACAGGTTATACTTGGGTTGAAGACAAAGTTGAAAACGCAGTTGCGGGTGACAAGTTTGGTCTAGATTCTATCGTTATGGAACATGGATATAACATGAATAACGAAGAGTTCCCCCTCATGAAGGGTTGGAAGGACGTATACGAATACCTAGTTGGGTAAATAACTTATATATACCTACATGAGATATGTAGGTTATTCAGAATTCTACCATGATGCCGCACTTGCCATTGTTGAAAACGATGGTACAGTTGCTTTCGCATCCCAATCAGAAAGATACAGTGGTGTTAAGATGGATGGTCTAATCCATCCACCTATGTGGAATATGGTTAATGACGATGACCATGTTACTTTCTATGAAGATATGGAAGAACGTGTTAGAGTCATGGGAGGTCTAAGAACCTTCGGTGCTAGGGGCAACCTTGCTAACAAAAATACTGTTGCTAACCCAGAAATAACTGAATTAAAACGACCAATCCACTCGATGGCAATATATGATGATTTCAATAAACATCATGAAAGTCATGCCGCATTAGGATTCTTTACCCGTCCATGGGAATCAAAAGAAGATACTGTAATTGTATCTGTCGATGGTTCGGGAGAAGTAGAATCTACCGTAATCTATGACCACAATTTTAAACCCTTAAAAGTAGTTAAATGGCCTCAATCCTTGGGGACTCTCTATGGTATGGGATGTACTGCAATAAAACTAAAACCTCTGAGAGATGAATATATTCTTATGGGTCTTTCTGCATATGGTGAATCTAAGGATGAACTATATCAAATCTTAGAAGATTCCTATTACTGGCATGAAACTAAAAAAGGGAAAGAAGTGTGGGATATAGTTCAGTTCAGAATGGAATGTATTGCAGATAGTGAACTTGCGTATAGAGACTTTCAGTTTGAAAAACAATTTAAGAAACTAGCAAGGAGACATAGGGAAGAAGACGTAGCTGCAACAGTTCAGAAGTTCTTTGAGACAGAGATTATAAAACTTATGACCGAAGCACGACAATACGGTTCTAAGTTAATCTTTGCTGGCGGTTGCGCTCAAAACGTTGTTGCAAATTCTTTAATTCGTCCTATGTTTGATGAGATGCATATTCCAATCGCACCCAATGATGCGGGTAATGCTCTTGGTTGTGCTGCTTATACATGGCATAAGGAGACAGGCGGAACACATCTGAAGTGGTCTCCATACCTTGGACATAACATAGAACGTGACATAGACCCTAAAGAAGTTGCACAATACCTTGCAGACAATAAGGTGTGTGGAGTTGCAAATGGACGTGCAGAATACGGGCCTCGTGCATTAGGTAATCGTTCACTACTTGCAGATGTAAGATATGATGTAAAGGATACAGTTAATGATATCAAACAGAGACATAGATTTAGACCATTCGCACCTGCTATACTATCAGAACATGCGAAAGATTACTTCGAAGGGCCAATGAATCAATACATGCAATTTACATCAATTGCAAAACACGATTATTCTTCGGTAACTCATGTAGATGGAACTGCAAGGGTTCAGTTAGTTGAACCTGATTGTGAGTCCGTCCTACGTCAGATACTAGAAGAGTATTACAAATTAACGGGTGTACCGATGCTACTAAATACATCATTGAACATTCGAAATAAACCTATGGTCAATACCATAGAAGATGCTATAGAATGGGAAAAGAAATATAAAGTAAAAGTATTTTAGGAGAAGTACAATGGCAAAAGAAATCGCAGACACTCCTGTAGGACAAGCAACAGTTGACTTGGAAAAGTATACTGAATTAGTTCTCAAGGTAGATGAAGCACAAGATAAAATTAAAGAGATGGAAAAACTCTCTAAAGAACTGCAAGTTGTAACAGCGGCAGCAAAACCAGTACCGAAAGGTTTTTGGTCTTTGTTTAGAGACGAGAACGACATCAACGAAAAATCAATTATTGGATTTGCATCATTTATAATGATGGTCATATTTGGTATTTTTGATTTGATTACCGCAATGGACGGTACACCACTAGAGATATCTGATACAATCTATACGTCTTTTGTTGTTGTAACACTAGGTTCGTTTGGTATTGCAGAAGCAGGAAAAGCGTTCTCAGGTAAATAAAATGGAAAAAGTTAGGTGGAGAGGAACTTGGGGCGTAGGAGATTTTCAACACGCCCTAAACTGTTGTCATAACTATTGTTTCGAGAACAAGACGAAAGTCAATCTAGAAATGCATTGGTCTCACGATGAAGACTATTTACATCATCCAGATGACCCAGAAACAATCGTAGAACGAATGAACTGGTTACATAAGAAGTATCATCGACAAGATGACGTAACAGTTACTCATATATTTAATTCAGATTTGTTTCTTACTGGTAATGTCAATCCTGATAAAAAGAAAGACCGTTTCTACTTTGCAGACTATGACCCTAATGGAGCGCCACCTAATGATTGGTTATTTAAGAAAGAAGAGTATATACCTAAGAAAAATAAGATAGTTATATGGACACCCGCATACAATAGTGAACCACCAAGAAATTGGAAAAGGTTCTTGACAATTGATGATTGGTCTGATATAATAAGCTTGCTGCGTTGGGAGGGTTGGATACTAGTTGAATTGACTTATAGAACACCTATCAAAGATGCATATAAACAGATACAAGAAGCAGACTTTATTGTATCATACGATGGTATGTGGCATTACATTGCAAGAAACTTTGGTAAACCAATGTTCATTCCATCATGGGAAGGAATAACAGATTATAATACTCCTCAGTGTATAAGAAAACCTAATAGAGACCAGACTATGGAATTCTTCGGTGACGGTGGTGAAGGATTTGAACCTAATATGTCCCTAATGAAAGACAAAGCATATGCATATATAAATATGTTAAAACAAAAGTACCATGAAAAGTAAAAAGATATTACAAGTAGTAAACCTATCACCCGATGAATCAAGAATTGAAAGATTAACGGAAATGCATCCGATGAGACAAGTTGCGTATGCATCTGTGATACAGGTACTTGTATTTGGATTTATGTTATTATCATTCTGGATGATAAATCTAGTAGTAGGTCATTAGTGAAAATAGATAGAGCAGTAATTGAAATTAACGGTGGGTGTAACTACTCATGTACTATGTGTCCACAGGATATGCGTACTGGTGGAAGACACAAAGACTTTCTCAAGAAGATGGGACTAGAAGAGTTTGAGAAGAATGTCGCAGATTGCGCCCAACACGGACTAAGAGTAGTCAATCTAGAAGGTAGTGGAGAACCCACACTGAATAGAAATCTACCTGAATACATTAAGATTGTAAAGAAGTATGGAGCGAAGTGTTTCATGTTCTCTAATGGATTCCGTATGCACGGTAAGTTCATGGAAGATTGTGTTGATGCGGGACTAGACTTCTATCGATTCTCTTTTATTGGATACAGTCCTGAGAAGTATGATGAATGGATGAACAATATTATTGGAGGAAACTTTAATCATATTGTAAAAAACATACGTGAAATGAAAGCATATGTAGATAAGACTGGTTCAGATTGTTCTGTTGCAACCTATCATCTTATTACTGATAATGACAATTTAGACTTTGAACTGAATGCATATAAGAAGTTAGTGAATGACCTTGGGGTAAAGACTGAGATATGGAAGATGCATAACTGGTCTGGTGTCTATGACCCTAAACAGAATACACGTAGTGGTGAAGAAAAAACATGTGGTAGACCGTTTAGTCCTGACGTTGTTATACGTGCTGGCGGTTCTGGTGGGAAAAGAGGTGGTGTCGCACCTTGTTGTCAAGTATTAGGACAAGATGAGAAAGCAGTCCTTGGACATACAAGTGAGAATACTATTGAAGAGATATGGAACGGGCCAGAGTATACCAAGTTACGTGAAGACCACACAAATAAAACATATCCTGACTATTGTAAAACATGCGACTTCCTATTAGATGACCCTGAAGTATTAGTTTATACTAATCATGAACGTGACTTGATGAAGATGCATGGAACTGAGTTTGACTTAAATGATTTCAGATAATTTATGGATGATACAGATACCTGACCATAGGGTATCTCAACATTACGCAAATTTGTGTATCCCAACTTGGGACTGTAATGTTAATCTATTTAATGCATATACTCCAAATCATATGCCAGACTATCTTGACTTCAATTTGATGTGGGGAGATAGACCTTTTAGTGAGAGTGAGAAAGCAGGATTCTATAGTCACCTAGAACTATGGAAAAAATGTTTTGAAGAAGACAAACCTATCGCAATCATCGAACACGATGTTGCACAACGTAAAAAGGATATGCCAATTATAGGTGATTTCTTTGCGTTTGCAGACTTTATTGATGAGGATGACTGGAAAAATTATTCTACCCGATTCAAGGGTCACCCTTACTGGGGAACAGAAGAACCATTGTGTCCTGTAACTCATGCATACTATATGACACCCGATGTTGCGGAGTCTATGTTCTATACAATATCAGAACAACAAATCAATAAGTTTGTGGACGATTACATGTGGGAGTTTATGGGTAAAGATAAAAGTAAAATAATGCGATACTCTAGACCTATATACACTGACTACATTGGAGGAACAATGGTTCATGAATAGATTGATATATCAAGTATCAGTTGGTAAACCATCCAAACTATACCAACACTGTATCCGAAGTGTACATGATTACTGTGAACGACATGGTATCAAACACATTGTATTAACTCAACCTAAACTAAGAATCAAACCTGATATCTTTACCAGTGGACGTAGTGAAGAATCTTACATGAAATATGGGGGATATCTTCCTATATTTGAAAAGGAGAATGCATTTGACTATCTCGATAGATTTGACCAAGTTGCGATTGTGGATGCCGATATATACATCCGAGATGATGCACCCAATATATTTGATGATTTTGGTACTGACCACGCATTTGGGGCAGTAGCAGAACGTGAGATGGATATCCAACAATGGTATGGTGGTAAGATTCAAAACTATTCCGCCATGCAGTATCGACACCTACACGGTAGTGGACAGGGCGATTTCAAACCAAACGAATTAGGTTATGAGTTCTTTAACATGGGAATGATTCTCTTGAACTCCGAACTATTCAAACCATACCTCAAAGGACAAGACCCACACACCTTTTTGAATCGTATGGAATTTAAAGACTTTGTAGATGGTCTTGGTGCATACAAGTGGAGTACTGACCAGACCTTACTAAACTATTTCCTGAAGAAGTATAAGATACCTACCAAACATATGGATGGTAAGTGGAATGGACTATTTGGTGCAATCAACAATATAGAAGATTGTAACTTTGTACATTTCTTTCTAAAGGATAAACTCCCCGATGGTGGAGAAAATGTTGACCAGTTAATGAATCAAATCGTATAAATACTATAGACAATACCGTCAAAACTTATATTAATAGAGTGATAGGAGAAACAATATGTTAACCCCACAAGAATTTGTGAAGAAAATTCGCAACGAAAACCAACCACTATTTGAAGCATCCAAGATGAATACTAAGGCGTATTTTGAAGGTGACCTTCCTGAAGAGGAAATGGTTAATCATTTCATTGGTCGTATGGTCAATGAACGTATGAACATGTCTGAGATTTGTGATGCAATCGCAAGGTCACCCGATGACGCAGACCCTAGAGAGTTAGAACTTCTAACTAAACAAGCAGCAGATGAAGCAAAACATTACCGTATGGTTCGAGAAGTAATTGAACACATCAAAGGTGAAGAGATTGATGTAGTCCATGCACTTGAATCAGAAAGAAAGGCAAACACCGCAAAAGGTGCTGCACTTCTAGAAAAATATGATGCACAAGAAGATGAGGCAGTCCTTGCCGCATACCAACTTGTTGCAGAAGGACGTGCGGAAGCAGTCTGGAATCAGATGGCAGACACTATCGAAGATGACTTTATCTCTTCTCGTTATCGTGAGATTGCGAAAGACGAAGGTTTCCACAGTGCAATCGGTGGATACTCGTTACGTAAACTTGCTACAGACGAAAAGACTCAAAGTCGTGTCCAACGTGTTGTTGACGCAATGCGTAAAGACCTATTTGAAATCTCTTGTAGAAACCAAGTTGAAGCACAAGGTTCGAGAGAACTTGTGAATGCAGCTTACGGTTGGTAGATGAAAATAGGACTCACGCAAAGAGTCCTCACGCACAATAAACAAGTACATGATTCCTTAGACCGTTGTTGGTATACATTTCTAAGGGGTCATGAACTTGTTCCTATCCCAAATCGTGAAGACTTGGATTACGAATCCCTTGCAGAATCTCTAGACCTTCTCATAATTACAGGAGGAGGAAACGAGCGTCTTCGAATTACCACAGAAGTAAACATGGCAACAGAGATGTCAACTCTGAGATTACCCATACTTGGTATATGTCATGGTGCATTTTTACTCACAGAGATTCTTGGTGGTAAAACAAGAACAGGTAAAGAGAATCACTATGATGTAGAACATATTGTACACAGTAAGTATGAACCTCATTTAGTTAATAGTTTTCACAATATTGCTATTGACAAATGCCCCCCAAATAGTGTACAATTATGTACAGATGCAGAAGGTGATTGTGAATCTTGGATAAAGGATAACATCTGTGCAATCGTGTGGCATCCTGAACGGATGATAATACCCTATATACCTACAGAGATTATGAAGGCAACAGGACTATGATTAAAATTATAAAAGAAGGTCAGACCCACCAAGTTCGTGATATATGGAGTTATGATATCACGTTTATTAAAGGTAGGTACACAAGTGACGATGGTTTTTCGGAATTCGTAGGAATGACTCACGGAACGAGTTACTTGATGGGTAAGAACGCTAGTATCAGTATAACTGATGGATTGTCAGTCAATGGTAAAGATTTTGCGGGACAAACAAGTAATAAGTTTACCGTATATGATGACTCCACATTTGCCCATATAAAATTCTATGGTCTGTCCATGAATGATGAACGTATGTTTATACCTCATGGGAATTCAAAAGGTAATCTATCGTACATGGATGGTGGTACAAATACTACCGCAGTAAATCCAGGCAGACTAGGATTACCTGTTATCAACTATGTCCATTTCCCCGCAGGGATGAAACAAACCCTACACACCCATCCAAGTCAACGTATTGCTCTTATCCTTTCTGGTAAAGGTGAGATTGAACTTGACGATGGTGTAATGTTTCCTATCAAAGAAGGTGACTGTTGGGTGATGGAAAGAAATGTATTACACAACTTTATGTGTAATCAAGGTGAAGATGTCACCCTATTCGTGTTCAGTCCTGACTCTGGTACAGGGCCGACAGATGAAATTAACCCATTGAAGGTGAGAACTTATGTCGGACAAACAAGAGTCTAAGAAACTAATCATAATTACAGGGCCGCAAGGTTCTGGAAATCATCTATTCAGTAAAGTTTTTGGTTTCCATCCCGCAGTAGAGGGTTGGAACTTTGGAGATAAGTACTGGATACCATCTGACGAAGAACCCTTCGCAGAGTGTTGGGTTGACCCATCTAGAACAAAGAGTATGTTGACTCAACAATACATGGTTGCGAATGTCAGTGTACCGTTTGTCTTTGATGGTGTCAAACAAGTCCCTCAAATACAAGAAGTTGTTTATGAAGCAGAAGAAGCGGGATATGAAGTAAGCGTCTGTATTGTGGTACGAGATGAGAACATTAATAGAATGCAACAATTTAGAGTCCGTAAGGAAATAACTTTACAGACTGCACTACAATACTATTATAATCTAGATGCAGAGACAGAGTTTCTCTCCGTTGAATCTCTATATCTATACAAAGCAAAATACTTGAAGTGGTTATCTAAGGTTCTTGACTTTCCTATTGCATGGTTTGATGAACGAATAGAAGATACTCTAAAAGACAATCAGAACGAGAAGTACGTGAAACGTGTAAAGAAACACTGGTTAGATGAACAGGTATGGAACGGAATAAAACCAAAAAATGAAAGATAATTATTTATTAATGACAGGAGCGCCAGGCAGTAGATGGTCTGGAGTTGCAAATAACATTCACTCATCTAGTAGTTTTGACCAGACTGATAACACAGAAGAGAGGTCATTCTCTCATCATAATGGATTAGTACATGGGGGTGCATACTTTGACCCTATGATGGAATTTGGATTACATAGAGGTGAATGGGACAAACCTTTTTCTGGTAAAGGTATTAGACTAATAAAGTCACATACCTTATCTACATGTTTACATTACTTTGATAAGTTTCCTATTGTTATGGTAATAAGAAATGATTATGAGTGTTGGACGTGGTGGAACGAGTGTGGTGGTTTTGATATTCCATATCCTAGTTATGAATGGTACAAGAATCAAGATAACATGTTCACACAGATACAATTACAAAATACTGCTATAATGTCATTCATATATAATAAGAAGGACAAAGTAATTAAATGTAAAGATAACTTTGAAGTACTTGATACTCTAGGATTAAATGCACACCCTAAAGATGTGCAGAGAGATGAATATAATAAAAAGGATGTGAGTGTATATGTCTACCAACCTTAATCCACATATGGATTTTTTAAAAGATTATTTCACTTACGATTGGCCAAGTTCACGCACTGCGGGACTTGATAGGTATTACTGGACGGGATTTAGATTAATTGAAGAAATCAAAGAAGAAGAATCAGTTCTGGATGTTGGTTGTGGTCTCAATCCTCTTAAGCGTCACATTACCAATCTTCATGGAATCGATATTACAAACATAGGTTCTGACGAACAGGTTGCAATAGAAGACTACCACACAGATAAGAAGTTTGATGTTGCATTTGCATTGGGTAGTATTAATTTTGGTGATTGGGAACTAATTCAACAACAGACTAAGTCAATGTGTAATGCATTGAAACAGAAGTCTCGTATCTATTGGAGATGTAATCCCGCACACCGTGACCATGGTAATGATAAGGTACAGGATGTACCTTTTTGGCACTGGTCACTAGATGACCACCTCTTGTTATCAAAACAAAACGGATTCCAAATAACAGAATTTATGCAAGACTTGAATCGTTATTATGTCAAGTGGGAAAGAGAATGAAGATGTTTGTACACATCCCTAAAAATGGTGGGATGACAATAAGAAAGAATCATAAGATTCGTCAACAAGTGTTATTAGCAACACCTGACAATCATAAGAACAGAGCATATACTCAAGGTCTTGAGGAAAAGATGTCACAAACAAAAGACCACCAAGGATATGAACATGCACGTTGGAGAGACTGGAAACAAGATTTAAAAGACACACATAAAGCAGTTGCAATTGTTCGTAATCCGTGGGACAGAGTATGTTCTCGTTATATGTTCGCAAAGAAGGTAATGGAATACGAAGGAACTCAACCAGAAAAATATGCAGACACTTCATCATTTGAGGCATTCCTAGAGGAACGTCACATATGGGGTGGACAAGAATACTTATGGCATCGTGCGATACGTGGATGGTATCCCGCATATGACCATGTATCAGATGAAGAGGGGAAAAACCGTTGTGACATCCTACGGTTTGAAAACTATAACGAAGATGTCAAACTATATTTTGGATTGTTAGAGAATCCAGAAGCAAGAAATATTACTCGTGTACCTAATGACAAAGGTAAGACAGGATACGGTACTTCTTATAGGGATATATACACTAAAGATACTATTCAGATAATTGCTGACTGGTATAAGAAAGACATTGACTATTGGGGATTCGATTTCGATAGTGGTGCAACGAGGAATTATTGGAATGTTAAAACAACTATTTGACAAATACGATTGTGATAAGGGTACAGAGAAACACCATTATTATAAAGAATACGAACCCTACATGGAGTCTGTAAGAGAAGACCCCATCAATCTATTGGAGATTGGAACATTTAAAGCAGCGTCTACTCGTGCATTTCATGAATATTTTCCTAATGGAACAATCTATACGATTGATATATTTGCAAGAACAAACCCAAAAGACCTAGACATCCTACACAAAGATAGAGTTGAATGGTTAAAGTGGGATTCTACTGACGCAGCACTTGGAAAGAAAATACGAGAAACTTGGGGTGATGTAAAGTTTGATTTTATTATTGACGATGGCGCTCATTGGCCAGAAGCAAATAGATTAACTTTTGAGAACTGTGTTTCTTTTATGAAAGAAGATGGAACATACTTTGTCGAAGATGTCTGGCCTATGGATAAAATGAGTCGTAGTGAATTAGACAACCCATGGTTATTAAGACAGTCTGAAAGATATGATATGTTAAAACACATTAGGTTTATGAATCATTTAGATAGTTATAACACAACTCACTATGACCGCAGAAAAGAAACTAAATGCGGTGATACATATATAATTGCAATAAAAAACTAGGATAGCAAGTGCATGATAAAATTAGTTTTATTTGATTTAGACGGTGTTCTTGTAGACACCAAACAAATGCATTTTGATGCATTGAATCAAGCATTGGAAAAGAATGATTACCTTCCAATAACTCTAAATGAACATCTTTTAAGATTCGATGGATTGACAACTGACCAGAAGTTGGATATTTTAGAAATCCCTGATAAAGATAAAAGAAAAATTCATACTCGTAAACAGGCATATACGTATATGACTCTGAATACGATTAAACCAAACCATGATATTATAGAGTTATTCGAACAACTTAGAGGTGAAGGATATAAGATTGGTGTATGTTCCAATGCAATTGAAAAGACCGTAGAGAATTGTTTAGAACAACTCATGTTAACTCCATGGTGTGACATTGTATTAAGTAGTTGGGATGTTGAAAACAACAAACCTCATCCAGAAATTTATTGGAAAGCAATGTCCAAGATGGGAGTCTATCCTGATGAAACCG